CCATATTATGAAACATATAGTAAGAAAAAATTTAAATATCATAATGTATACATTAAAGTAGAACCATCTCCAGCTCAATTAGATTTATTAAAAGAACAAATACAAGAAGCATTACAATCTTTTCAAGAAGAAATAGAAGTTGGTTTAATTGAAAAACAAATGCAAATTGAACAACAAGTTCAAGAAGGTGAAATAATTCCAGAAAGAGCAAAGTTAATGATTGAAAATTCTCAAAAAATGGCTGCTCAAGCTATAAGAGAAAAAGAAATGCAATTACTTTCTGAAGCACAAGAACAAGCAACTGTTATTAAACAACAAGTAATGTCTAATGCAGATTTTAATCTTTTACAAAATAGTAAAGTAACTCAAAAAAATATTATTGATTCTGTAGAATTTTATGAAAATAGGATTGTAAAAACAGTTAGTGTAGGAGATGATACATTCTTATATGAATCTATTATCCCTATATCTGAATATCCTATTGTACCTATTCCATATATGTATACTGGAACTCCATATCCAATGAGTGCAGTAACTCCTCTTATAGGTAAGCAACAAGAAATAAATAAAGCACATCAGATAATGCTTCACAATGCAAACCTATCTTCTAATCTTAGATGGATGTATGAAGAAGGTTCGGTTCCAGAAGATGAATGGGAAAAGTATTCTTCAGCGCCTGGAGCATTGTTAAAATACAGAAGTGGATTCTCTCCACCTACTCCAATACAACCAGCTCCAATCAATAATGCATTCTTTACAGTTGTACAACAAGGTAAATCAGATGCAGAATATATTAGTGGTGTACCTAGTGCAATGATGGGATTCTCTCAAGACCAAGCAGAAACATATCGAGGATTACTAGCAAATGATGAGTTTGGTACTCGTAGATTAAAAGCATGGATGAATAGTATTGTAGAACCTTCACTTGAACACTTAGGTAGAGTGTTTAAAATGATGGCGCAAGAACATTATACTATTGAAAAAGTATTTAGAATTGTACAACCATTAGCAGGTAAAGACGAAGAAAAAGAAGTTAGAATTAATATTAATATGTATAATGATTATGGTAAAGCTATTGGTAAATATAAAGACTATGCATCTGCAAGATTTGATGTTAGAATAATTGCAGGCGCAACACTACCACTAAATAGATGGGCATTACTAGAAGAATATTTTAGATGGTATCAATCTGGATTAATTGATGATATTGCAATGTTAGCAGAAACAGACATAAGAAATAAAGATAAGATTATTGAAAGAAAGTCAATGTTATCTCAAATGCAAGGTCAATTAGAATCTATACAAGGTTTAATAAAAGAAAAAGATGGAACGATAGAAACACTACAACGTCAATTAGTACAAGCAGGTATTAAGATGAAGGTAGGTGATGCATCGAATGAAATACGAAAAGATGTTCTTGAAACTGAAGCACAGCAAAAACTTCTAAGAGGAATGTTAAAAGTTGAGTTTCAGAAAATGAGAGACCAAATGAAAAACGACATGGAATCAACAAAAGAAGATGTAGCTAAAATAGAGCAATCTTAGCAGTTGCATTTTAGATTTTATAGTTGCTAAATTAAAATAACCTTAAAATAGGAGATAGTATGTCAGAACAAGTAGGTAACGCTCAAGGAGCCCCCGAAAGTACAAACGTACAAGATGCAGTTATAAACGGGTCAGGTGATTTCTTTGAAACACTAGATAGGCAAGTTAATGGCGGCATATTAGACGAACCAAAACAATCAACCTCGGTACAAAGCGGTAACACGCAGTCGAGCCCCAATGTAGACGTTCAAGCAGAAAATCAACAAGATGTTGATGTTTTGCAAAAAAGGTATAGCGATTCTAGTAGAGAAGCTAAAAGGCTAAATGGTAAACTAAGGGAACTAGAGCCTTATATGCCAATATTAGATGCTATGCGAGAAGACCCTAATTTAATTTCTCATGTTAGAAATTATTTCGAGGGTGGAGGTCAGGCCCCACAATCAATGAATCAACAACTGAATCTTGATGAAGATTTTGTTTTCGATGCTGAAGAAGCATTTGCTCAACCTGATTCCGATTCTGCAAAAGTAATGGGTGCTACAATCGATGGTATTGTACAGCGTCGTCTTAGTAATGTTCTAAAAAATCAACAAGCTGAAAATGCAAAAATGGCTCGTGAAACTCAATTCAAAGAAAGAATGAATATGAATGATGAACAATGGAAAGAGTTTACTGAGTTTGCAAAAAGTAAGTCTTTAGAACTTGAAGACATTTACTATCTAATGAATCGTAAAAACAGAGATGCAGAGATAGCCGATACAACTAGACAACAAATTCAAGACAAAATGAAGGCAGTTCAAGGGCAACCATCTACTTTGGCAACACAAGGTAGTGTAGCAGTTGAAAAGTCTCAGGATGATTCAGTCTTTGATACCATTTTGGGTTCTGGCAATGAACTAGAAAAGGCTTTCAGTATATAAATTATATTGACAGCCATTAACTCAAAATGAAAGAGGTGTTAATATGGCTGATGTATTCGGCATGGAGACATATTCTGACGTACAAAGTTGGAATAACGGTCCTTTAAAAGACACTGGTGATTTAAGACGTAAATACAATTTTGGGGATAGGGTTTCTGAACTAGCAATAGCACAAGACCCATTTTTCCGATTCGTCTCACAAGTCGCCAAAAAACCTACGGATGACCCAGAGTTCAAATTTACAGAACAAAGACATTCGTACCACAAGAGATATGCATATGTAACTGCTCATGGAGCTAGTTCAAGTGTATCTAGCACTGGAGATGCAACAATAGCAGCTGGTGCAGTAGATGAAGGTGATACATATTACTTTAAAATGGGTTCAGATTATAAATCTTCTGGAAACATTTCAAGTATATATGGACAATCTGCAAGTGCAGTAGATGTTGGGGATGCTGGTACAGCTCCTGCTTTTTTTCTTCCAGACCAAGTAATTAAAATTAATTATAGGGATGAAGATGAATCAGTAGCAGCTGACCTTTTAATTCCAACTGGTTACATTCTTGCAAAAATCCTATCAGTTACAGCAGTATCTAATACTCATCAGATATTAAAAACTGAAATCGTAAAAGGCGTAGCAACTGCACAAGACCTTATGTGGGCAAGTGCTTCAGCTCCTGTTAGTGCAACTTACGATTTATCAGTAGCTGGTAACTTAGAACCAAAGCGTTGTTATGTAGTAGGTTCAGCTCATGCTCAAGGTTCTGGATACCCAGAGTCTTGGAAAGACCAACCTTTCTCAACTGCTTTTGGTTTAACTCAAATCTTCAAAACTGCAATGGCAATGGATAATACTACAAGAGCAACTGTTCTTAAGTATGAACCAAATGAATTTGCAAGAATTTGGAGAACAAAGTTAATTGAGCATAAGTTCGATATTGAACAAGCATTACTATTTGGTTCTCAGGGAACTGATAATGGTGGTACTCAATATACTGAAGGTGCAGTTAGCTTTATTACTAATTATGGAAACATCTTTGATGGTTCTGGTATTGGTGGTACAGGTACTAAGTCTCAAGATGATTTTCTTGATGATATGTCTGAGTTCTTAGACCCAAGATACAACAATGCTAATGCAACACTATTCATGTGTTCTACTGATACATACAATTGGATGCATAAACTAAGTGGATACTTTTCAGCTAACGTACAAAAAGTTGCTGATTCAAGTGCTTCTCTTGGTCGTGCAGACTTTAGTATTGCAGGCAGAAAGAACGTATATGGATTAGACGTTACTCAGGTATTTACTCCATATGGTGCAATGAATCTAGTAAGAAACATTCACTTGGATGGTACTGATGTAAAGATACTTGCTATTAATATGAGTCAATGTGCTTACAGACCTTTGGTTGGTAACGGATTGAATCGTGATACAGCAGTATACGTTGGTGTTCAGACACTTGAGAATAGTGGTGTTGACCGTAGGGTTGATTTAATTCAAACAGAAGCTGGTATGGAATGGCGTATGCCTGAAGCCCACGCTGTCTGGAAATAGGAGGTAAATCATGGCTAATCCTTTATACGGACAAAATAAACAAGACGACCTTATTGATGCTTTGGCAGGTGCAAGTAGTTCTATTGATACTTCATTAGCATCTGGAAGTGGTAAACTTGGCAACGCAGATGTTGTTGCTGACGCAGCTATTCCAGTTACTATTAATGGAGTAGAATATGTTCTACCATTATATGCTATAGCTAAAATATCTTAGTCTTAGTTAATAAATACATTGGGGGGCTTCGGTCCCCCATGTATAGAAAGTAAATAATGGCAACAACAAATATAGAATTAGAAATAGAATCTATAGCAAATGTAGCAGATGCAAATGCTAATTTTATTTTATCTGCACAAAAATCAGTTGCTTCAGCAATACCAAAAGAATTAATGAAATGGGCAGCGAGTGAAACTGACCCTGATACTCATGGAGGAGATGATAGTTCTACTGCAATTACACTTCCAGTAATGACGGATAATATTCTTTCTGTAAGAAGAGGTTCTTATTTTGCTTCAGAAGTATCATCATTTGAAAGTCCATTCTTAGATGATTCAAATAGTTTAAGAAAAGCAACTACTACTTTTCCTAAGTATTGGAGAGCAGTAGATGAATCAAGTGATGCTTATGTAATTAATGTAAAACCAGACCCTACTAGTAGTGTAAAAGCATATGCAAGATATGTAAACTTCGCTAATATAGATGATGATTGTGATTTAAAAGCAGCTGTTATATATAAAGCAGTATCTAATGAATTAATGGCAAAGTCTTCTTCATCAGCAACAAGTGCAAGTATTAGTTTACAAACTGCACCTACTGCTCCATCAGCTCCTTCTTTTACATATACAAACGCAAGTGTGGGAGACATGACAATACCATCTACAAGTATTGCAGACATGGTAGCTTTGGATGCATCTGCTCCAACATATACTGCTCCTACTTTAAACCCAGATTATACTGATGCAAACACTTGGATTAATACAGAAGAAGATAGTGAAATGTCAGCAGCTAGGGTACAAGTAATACAATCACAAATTGCTAAGTACAATTCAGAAGTTCAAAATGCATTAAATGTTTTTAATAAAGAGAATACTGTATATCAAGAAGATATACAAAGAAAGATTCAAAACTTAAACAAAGAAGTACAAGAACATATTAAAAATATAGATGCTGAACTAAGTGCAAGAAGTTCAAACTTATCTAAGGACCAGCAAATTGCATTACAAAATGCTATACAAAATTTTCAACAAGATGTTCAAGAGTATAGTGCTAAATTAGAAAAATATTCAGCAGAAATAGCTTCATATCAAGCACAAGTATCTGAACAAGTTCAAAAAGGAACTATAGGATTACAACAATCTCAATCATTTTTAGCAGAGGCAGATAAATATTACAATTGGTATTTACTAGAAATAAAACAATATATAGAATCAAATAGTACAATGATAGATAGAATGGCAGCTGTATCTGCAGCTACTAGAGGAGGAAGATAATGACAGTCTTAGAATTAATGGAAAGAACAGGTATTCAGAATGAAACACTTGCTATTGCATATATAAAAGATGCTATCCATTTAATACAAAGTAATACAAAAGAAAAAATAAAAATACATAAACAAAATATACTTAACTCATCTGATAATGATGATAATGTATACAGACTACCTGCTGATATGATAGCAATAGAAAATGTAAGTGTATTAGATACTAGTGATAGTAGATATAAAAAAATTAAAAGATTATTAAATAGACCACATTACTTACTTGAGGATACATCACCATGAGTAGTTATGTAGATAAAGATTATTTTTATTATATAAGAGGTAGAGAACTTCTTCTTTATAAATTATTAGGTAGTCGTAATCAAAATAGAATTACACAATCAGGTGTATTACAATCTTATGATAATGAATTAGTATATCCAGATGAAGATATTACAGATGGTTTACGAATAGAGTATACTGCATTAAATGACCCATTTATATCTGAATCATTTGAAAACTCAACTGCATATGGAACTTCTACAGAAGTAACTTTTACTGGTAGTTCGCAAAGATATATTGGAGTCGGTAGTGTAAATGGATGGTGGAAAGACCACGGCTTTGCTGACGGAGATAAAATAAGAGTGCAAGGTTCTACAAGTAATGATGGTGAACATATTATATCTGGTGGAGTAGGGATTTCTATTGCAAGTGGAGCATATACAATTCAATTAACATCTGATTCTACAATTACAACTGAAAGTGCAGGCGAAAGTGTTACTATTACTCAAGTTCCAAAACCAGTAACTGTTTCTAGTGTAGATTCTACTTCACATATAAATTTAAATAAAATGCTTTCTTTAGCAGTTGTTGATTATGTAAAAGCAATGGTATCTGAAGAAAGAGGAGAAATAGATAAAAAAGAATATTACATGAAAGAATTTTATAGTAAATTAGCAGACAATGAAAGCAATAAGAGAATAATATCTGTTGCTTCATCTATATCTGCATATTCTGTAAGATAAAGATTTAATGCCTTAGTGGCGGTGGGGGTGGATAGTTAAGGAGTAAGTTATGGCAGATAATTTACGAAAATATACATTACAAGAAGTTTTAAATAAAGTCTACACAGATTCTTCTGGCATATCAATAGGCTTAAATTCACAAACAGCAAAAGAAACATTAAACGCAGTATTAGATAGTTCTAGTAATAGTCTTAACGTAGCAGTATCAGGTGGTACGATTACTGGTGATTTAACAGTTACTGGAGATTTTAAAGTTGAGGGTGGTGGTAGTTTTACTTATGATGAGATACTTGAAGGTCAGTTAAGTGTTGAATTTTTAAATAATACATCAACTTCAACAGATTCAGGAGCTGGTCAATTCGATAATGGAATTAGAATAGAAAATACTTCTATTGCAACTGGAGCATATTCTCAATTACGTCTTAGAGCTGGTACTGCCGATGGATATATAAGATATATTTATAACAATGTCAATGATGGTCGTTTTGGATTTTATACTGATAATACAAATAATGTCCAAGAAATGATGACCATTGCTAACGATGGTAAAGTTGGCATCGGCGCAATCTCTCCTGAAGAAAAGCTAAGTATTGAAAGTGGAGATATTCAGTTAGAAAATGGTCAATCATTAACTTGGTCAAATATAGGTGATAGCAATACTGGTAGAGTAAGAATACAAGGTGATGAGGCTCAAGATTATATTCGAATGAGAGTTGATAATAATAATGCTAAATCACTTGCTCTAAATGCAACTGGTGTTGGTATAGGTACACTCTCGCCATTAGCTAAATTAAATGTAAATATATCATCTAATGCAATAGGACTTCTTGTAAATGCTACAGATAGTAATTCATCTACTATGCAATTTACTAACTCTACAACTGGTACTACTGCTAGTGATGGATTACAAATTGGATTATCGTATTCAGAAAATGCTATTATACAACTAAATGAATCAGGTAAATCATTACAATTTAAAACTAATGGCGATAATACAAGGATGGTAATTAATGACACCTCTCGCATTAGTCTATCTAATAATGGAGGTTCATCATCAACAATATTTGGTAGTAATGCTGGAAATAATTTAAATAGCGATACGATTGGAAATAATTTATTTGGGGAATCCACTGGTAATGCATATACAACAGGTGCGAGAAACACTCACTTTGGTCATAATAATGCAAGATATAATGTAACTGGAACTCAAAATGTTTCTATGGGGTATGAAGCATTATTAGGCTCATCAGGTAATTCTTATAGCAATAATACTGCTATAGGATATCAAGCATTAAGAACAGCAACTACTGGTGGTGATAATTTAGCAATAGGATATCAAAGTTCACTTAATAATACTACTGGTTCAAATAATGTAGCTCTTGGTTCAGGAACGTTGTATACCAATACTAATTCAAGTAATACAGTCGCAATAGGTTGGAGAGCTTTAAATCAATTAAATGGTGGTACGAGTAATAATGCTATTGGTTTAAGCTCACAAAGATATAATGTAAATGGAACGTCAAACACATCTTTTGGCTATCAAGCATTGATGGGGCAATTTGGCACTAGCTTTAGTTATAATACTGCTATAGGTGCAAACTCACAACAAGTTATGCTTGGAAATTCAAATGTTTCATTAGGTTCTTATACTTTGGCAGTTGCAACAAGTGCAGATGGTAATGTAGCGATTGGTGCAAATGCATTAAGAGAACTAACTACTGGTGATAATAATGTTGCGATTGGTTTAAGTGCTTCAAGATATAATCAAAGTGGTACACACAATATTGCTATTGGAGATGAAGCAATGAAAGGTGTGTCAGGCAACTCACATAATAATAACACTGCTGTCGGTTATGAATCTATGTATCCGATAACTACTGGTGGTAATAATACATCACTAGGGTATCAATCTTTAAGGTCAATTACATCGGGTGGACAAAATACTGGTATAGGTGCACAAGCAAATTTTCAAGTTACTACTGGAGTTGTAAATACGGCAGTTGGTCAAGGTGCATCATTTTATAATCAGACTGGTAATTACAATACTTCTGTTGGTGGTTCTGCAATGGCTGGAGCTTCA